CTGGTAGAAATTAATGGCTAGTCAACTACAACAAGCTCAAGTTGGCAGTTCCTCCATGCAGGTTATGCTGCTGGATGAGAACATGAAACCTCGCACTACTAATGATGGTGCGTCGAACCTGTCCGAATTTGTAACACAGTTGGTTCTTGAGGAGTCTATTGACTTCCCTTGCATCCGAGCAACCATGGTGTTCCAAGACTCTGCGGACTTGATTGATACCTTGTTGGGTAATGAGTTCTGGAGTCTTCAACTACAGACACCACAGGAAGACGAGTCGTATGTGTACACACTGCAGTGTCACGCTATCACGGATAGAATCAAGAGAGATAAGACAAATATCTATACAATTCACCTTGTATCGCCAGAGTTTTTATTAAATGAGGTGAAGAATGTCTTTGGTTCGTTCAAAGAAAAGACGTTTTCTGACCACGTTGATACCATTATCAAGAGTCAGGAAGAAGGTCTTGGTTCTAGTAAGAAGAAAAGATTTATTGAGAAAACTAAGAGTCAACCCAAGTTTGTGATTCCAAACTGGAGACCTTTTGATGCAATTGCTTGGATGGCAAAGCATTCTATACGGGATGCTGCTGGTTCTGGTGATAAACCTCAAGGTGCTTTTATTTTCTTTGAGAACCAAAAAGGTTTTCACTTTAAGAGTCTTGACCAACTTTGTAAGGATGCGAGAGAGCAGGACGATTGCTTCCACTACTACTATGGTCCAAAGAAACTTGGTGATGAATCTGCACAAGATTACTTTGCCATTTCACAGTTATCATTCCCCAAAACATACGATACTCTATCAAACCTTCGTAATGGTACTTGGGCAGGGTATTCTATGGAACTCAACCTATCTCAGTTTACTAACAGTAAGATGACGACGGGTAGTAAGGACATTGAATTTAAGTCTGTTTACTATGACATCACATCATACTACAAACGGATGGAAAACCTGAAGAAGAATGGTGACATCCCCGTTGATATCGATTTCAATCAAACCACCCAGATGTTTACACAAACTCCTAAGAGAGTTAAGTATGGTTTGTCTCCTGCTAATCTGTACACTGGTATGGGAGATGAAGTATCATATAAGAAGAATGACAATACCAACAACAATGACATGAATGACCCTGAGCTCAGGGCATATAATTATATGCGTAGGTATGTCTTGGAGCAAATACAACTACAGATAGATGTTCCTGGCAATCTAGAACTCCGAGCAGGTGAAGGAATTGAGATTGATATTCCTTCAACGATGACAGATAACAAAAGACAAGCACTTGACAAATTGTACAGCGGACGCTATATTGTTGCAGGGGTAAGACACACGTTTAACCTCACCAACTGCGTGACCACATGCATGCTTTATAAAGACTATGTGGACAAATCATAAATAATTTAGTATCAGTACGGTACACTAATATGGAAAACATTGAAGCACATATTGCCAAGGATAAAGAAATTCTTGACAATCCAACGACTTCACCGCAACAACGACGCCACATCGAAGCACAACTAGAGTCCCTGGAAAGGTATCACGAGGCACATCCAGAAGACCACCACGACCCTACAGACTTTGAACTTTATTGTGATGAGAACCCAGATGCAGACGAGTGTAGAATCTACGAAGACTGATTTCTTCACCAAGTTTCTTGGTACTTTCGACAATAGACACCAAGCATATTCAAATCCAACAGGGTTTGCTTTCATCCATATCCAGAACGTTCTGCAAGAAGATGGTACTATCCATCAGAAAGCGTGGTATCACTATGAGGATGAAAGCAGACCGTATCGGCAGACTACCCTGACTGTGGACTATACCTCAGAGAAAGAGGTGAGACTCCGCAATCAGTCTGCTGGTTGTGTCTTGAAGTTTGTCAAGGAAGGTAAGCAGTGGCTTGGTAAGTTTGACGGTAAGTGCGAAAGAGCAGGTGCCAAACTGGATACATACATTAGGTTGACAGGACGTGAGTATCAGTGCTATGATGTTGCTTATAACCCAACAGGAGCAAAACTGTGGGGTGGTACTGACATCTATGTCTTTACTCGAACGGGCGATTAACTCAGCGGTAGAGTGCCTCCTTTACACGGAGTAGGTCGGGGGTTCAAATCCCTCATCGCCCATGGTTCAATTGAACCAAGTAATACGGGACTTAGTATGAAACTTCGTAATTTTCTTCTCAGCGCATTAATGTTTGCTGGGGCACCCGTCCTTGCTAACGAAAGTAAAATCACTAAAGGTTATAACTCCATGGATGCCATGGGTTGTATGTTAGTACGTGAATGCACCAAGGACGTTAACCAAGTCCATAGCATGCTAGACATCTCTTCCAATTATGAGAACATGGAAGAGTTCACCGAACATGCATTGGAATTTAACACCATGCTTAATACTCTTAATCAGATTGGTGTCAAAGTATTTCTTGCAGACCAAAGGTTCTTCCCCCCTGGTCACCGTGGTGTATATCATACTGTAAGTAATAACTTCTACCTCAACAAAAAGCATATGGGTCGTCCAAGCACCCTTATGTCTGTGATGCGTCATGAAGGTTGGCATGCTGCACAGGATTGTATGGCAGGTAGTATCAAGAACAGCATGATTGCTATCATTATGCCTGAGGAATCGGTTCCCATGTTGTGGCGTACCATGGCTGAGCGTACTTATCCCTCTAGTGCTGTACCCTGGGAGGCAGAAGCAGCTTGGGCAGGACGTACTGAGGGTATGACTCAGAAAGCATTGGATGCTTGTGCCACTGGTACGATGTGGAAAGTCTATGAACCCACTCCTTTGACGGCTCAATGGTTGCGTGAGAATGGATACCTTAAGTGATGGATAACGCTAAACTGTTCGCAAGGATGGTTATGAATACCCCGTGGTGCCTAGGCGTCATGGGGTTTATGCTCGTGTTTGTACCCATCCTTGGAATGTGGGCAGTGCATAGGTTTGAATGGGAGCACTGGGAACCATTTTCAACTCTGTTTACCAATAAGTCGGAAAAAAAATCTCGGCAAAAAATTGGTCCCTAGGGTTTTTCGCTAAATAGTCAAGTTCAGACTGCTGTGAAAAATGCGTACTGTTGAGGGTTACACCGACGCTTCTTATAATGAGTTTATTGGTAAAGATGGTCTTTACTGGTGGGTTGGTGAAGTAGAGAGTAATAAAGACCCTGAACACCTCGGACGTGTGAAAGTTCGTGTTGCAGGATATTATACGGGTGCAACTGAAGACTTTCCTGAGAAGTTAGAAACTGATGATTTGCCGTGGGCAGTTGTACTTCAACCCACATCTCAAGCAGGTAATAACGGACAGGGTGAATCTTCTGGTCAATTGCAACCAGGCGCTATTGTCATGGGTTTCTTCCTTGATGGCGAAGAAGCGCAGCAACCCATTGTTATGGGTGTTATTAGAACAAAGAAAAAAGCAAAATCTGGAGAAGGTTCTTCATTTGCTTTATCAGGTAAAACATTTTATGAGGTCAACGCTGCGACAGCACCTCCTGGAGTGACTCCTGGCGAAAATAAAAAGACGACGAACGAAAATAATAGCGTACAGCTCCCAAATATGGATGCTGGCGCAACAACAACTGGAAATGGAGGTAGTTCAACCGCTTCTGGTAGCGGCACTCCCACTTCCAGCCAACAAACGTCCATGGGCAACCCTGGAACAAATATCCAGCAACGTCCTGGAAACGTTGGTAATACAAAACCCAGAATTCCCAAAAAACCGATGCCAGCGGCAAATGGTGTCGCAGGACCATGGAAATCTCTGGAAAACCATGTTAATTATCTTCTGGAAGACCTTGCTACAACAATCGCTAACCTGACAAAGGCAGAGAACGGAAATTTCCTTGATATTGTAGACAATAAGATTGTCACGATGGAAGAACTGCTGGGTAAAATCAGAAACTTCCTTGGCTCAGTAATGGGGCAAGTAGTTGCTTCCATGAAAGAGTATTTGACTACTCAAGTTGAGCAATGGTTGGGATACTCTACAACTATTCTTAAGTCTACAGGTGTACCATCTGTTGTATTCGCCCTTGTTAAATCTGCCCTACAGTTTATTGCAGGACAGATTTGCGGACTTGACCAGATGATTGTTGATTTCATCTCGTCTCCGTATAACTTTATTGTCGATAATCTGGTTACTCCTCTTATCGATAAGGTAGCTGATATCGGCAGCATTATTACTGAAACTGCTAATAGTGTAATTGACAGAATTATTTGTCAAGTGGCAGATGGTCTTGCAGTAGTTCAAAAAATTGCTGACTTTGTTAGAGCAGGCATGGAGGTGGTTGAAGGCGTCAAAGAAGTTAGCAAGTTGATTGAAAAGGGTGAAGGTATCTTTGACAAAGATTTCGACGTAACGAAACTCTCTGAAGCAAGCATCGATTCTATCATGAGCATCTTGTCGGTGTTCTTAGGATTTTTTGACTTTGGATGTAATAGACGAGCGCAAGGTGGAGAGAACTCAGCTGGATACTTCCCATTCTTAGGAGTTACATTCTGCGACCCAGATACCCTAGCGAATCTAAACAAAAAAATTGGAGACACTTACGGTGATTGTGGCGAAAGTCCTGTAGGTAATCTCCTCGACTCCATTTATAATGATGCGTCACCTTATCTGACTGCGGCAAAGAACTTTGTCAATGGTGCATCTTCTTTCCAAGGTGGTACACCAGGAAGACAAGCGACTGTCGTTACAACTGCATCAGGTTCTTCCCATACTGCTATCAAACTCGATAATAATGAGTATATGAAGCACAAGAACCGCGAGGCTCTTGGTGATAAGGTTTCAGAAGAAGAGATTGAAGCAGCAGCAAAAGCAGCAGGCAATACACAAGGTTCTGGTGAACAAGTTGTTGGTGACCATTATCAGTATCCCAAACATGTCTCTAAGCACGTTGGTGGTGACGAGATGTGCTACGTTGCAGGCGAAGCAGTAAAGACTGTTGAAGGAGACTTCCGCCTGAAAGTTACTGGCGATTTCCACCTAGAAGTTGGTGGTGGTATTCACATTATAGCATCTCAGGCACCTAAGCAGGTTGATAAGACTGGCAAGGAGACAGGAGAATCGCAAGCAACCAAGTCTACTATCAACTTTGGTTCTGATGTTGATATTGACTCTAAGGGCGAAATTAAGATGCAGGCACTAGGCATGACTGTTGGTGCTAAAGCAGGTACAGAACTAAAACTTGCAGCACCTAAG